GGGTCCCACCTACCAACCTTTTCCCCTAGTTACAGGGCCTTAACGGTCTTGCCATGGCCTAACGCATCACCGAACTACTACGCACGAGGGGAAATGCCCGCAAAACTTTCAAGCCTGCCCGAATACATGACCGCAGCCCAGGTCGCTGAGTGGCGAGAGGTCACCCGTCAATGCGTCGGGCAGTGGAAGCGCGCGGGCAAGATCAAAGCGCACCATCAGGCGCCCAACAGCCGGTCTGCTATGTATTGCACAGACGCACTGCTCCGCGCGCTTGGGCCTATGCCCGACGATCCGCCGGAGTGGTACGAACCCGCGCCGGACAGCGACGACGACGACGAAGGCGAAGCGAACTACACCAAAGAGCACGCCAAGCTAGAGCGCGCCAAACGCAAAAAGGCAGAACTGGATCTAGCCAAGCTGGCGGGTTCCCTGGTTGACGCAGGCGAAGCGCGCACGCTCTGGGCCACGGTAGGAGTTGCAACCCGTCAGCGCGTGCTTGGCATCATCCCTCGCGTTGCGCCCAGGCTCGCCGCCATGGACACAGCGCACGAAGTGACACAGCTCCTGGAAGAGGTTTTGCGCGCAGCCCTGACGATGACCGAAGCGGATGTCATGGGGGGCAAGTGACAGACCCCATGACGATCACTCTTGCTCGCGCCTACCTAGCAGCGATCACCCCGCCGCCGCTGATGTCGATCCACGAGTGGGCAGGGCGGAACCTCCACCTAACCAGCAAGGAAACTTCCCGCCCTGGCCCATACGATCCGCACGTCACACCGTACTTGATCGAAGTGCTCGAACGCCTGTCACCATCGGACCCCTGCGAGTTCGTCTATCTGATGTGGGGCGCACAGCTCGGCAAGTCGATGGGCATGAACGCAGCGCTTGCTTATTACATGGCACACGATCCGGCGCCCTGCCTGATGATGCAGCCCACGGTTCAGCTCGCAGAGACCTACAGCAAGCAACGGATCGCGCCGATGATCGCGAACTCGCCAGCGCTCACCGCAATAATCGGAGACCCCAAGAGCCGTGACGGCAGCAACACGTTGACCCTCAAAGAGTTCCCCGGCGGCATGCTGGTGATGGTTGGCGCGAACGCTCCGACGATGATGCGATCGATGCCCATCAAGATCGCCATGTTCGATGAGGTTGACGGCTACACAGCATCAGCCGGCAGCGACGGCAACCCGGTGAAGTTGGGAACGGAGCGCACCAACGCTTTTCCAGGTCGCAAGATCCTGCTCACATCTACGCCAGGAACGAAGGAAGCATCGAAGATCGAAGCCGCATACCAGACCACAGGGCAGCGGTTCTATCACGTCCCCTGCCCTCATTGCGGAACCATGCAGCGTCTCGAATGGGAGCGCATGCAATGGAAGGACGACCGCCACCGAACCGCCTATATGGACTGCATCAGCGACGACTGCACCGCGCCGATCTACGACCGGCATAAAGCCACGATGCTGCCGGCTGGCGAGTGGCGCGCGGAGTTCCCCGAACTGGAGGCGGACGGCGAAGCGTACGGCTACCACTTGAGCGGTCTGTATGCTCCGCTCGGATGGTCGCCTGTGTCATGGCCTAACATCGTGCGAAAGTTCTTAGCCATCGCGGACGACCCGAACAGCGAGGTTGTTTTTGTAAACACGACGTTGGCTGAGACCTACGAAGAGTTCTCGGGCGAAGAGTTCGATCAAGGCGGACTAATGGAGCGCGCCGAAGTCTACGCGGCGCCGGTCCCTGCGGGCGTTGCCATCCTCACCGCTGGCGTCGATGTCCAGGGTTGGGGTGTAGAGGTTGAGATCATCGGGTGGGGTGCTGGCGAAGAGTCGTGGAGCATCGACTACAAAGTGATCCTTGGCGATCCAACCGGCGCCGCGCTGTGGCAGGATCTTGAATCGCACTTGCTCCAAACGTGGCACCACGAAACCGCCGGCCCGATCGGCGTCACCCTCGCTGCGATTGACTCAGGGTTTGAGGCGAGCAGGGTCCAAGACTTCTGCGCCAAGCATCGCCGCCGCCGCTGGTACGCCATTCGCGGAGTCGCTGGGCAGGGTAAGCCGTTGTGGCCAAAGAAGGGCAAGCGCGGCAAGAAGGGTCGCGGTGAGATGTTCTATAACGTCGGGATTGATAACGCTAAGGCGACTAATTGGCGACGGCTCCAACGGGTCGAATCAGGTCCGGGTTGTATTCACTTCCCGGCCGATCGCGGTCTGTTCTGGTTCGAGCAGTTGGTAAGCGAGGCGCCGCGCAAGGTCTACGTGAAGAACAGGCCACGCACGGAATGGGTGCGTCGTGGCTCCGTTCGCGCGGAGGCTTTGGATTGCCGGGTCTACGGCTACTGCGTGCTGCACTCGTTCCTGAACAGCCGTCGAACTCTTGAGGCTTTACACGCAGCCCTGCCCAAGCTGACACCGGTTGCGGCAGCGCGTGCGGCAGAGACTGCGCGACCTATCGCGGGACCAACGAAGCAACAGGCAACGCAGCGACAACGACCGCGCGCCAAGCCCAAGGGCTTCAAGCCAAGGTTCTAGTTGTTGCGTAAGTGCGTGTCATTGTTGAGCTTTAAAAATACTTTCGCCTTTGTTTGTTTAAACCCTTGCACACTGTGCAAAGGTCTGTACTATGCAGGAGCGAGAAGGGAACAACGACACACACGGAGAAGACAATGACTTACCACAACGCATACACGCTCATCGCATCGGCCGGAAACTCAGTGACAGGCCTAACCATGTACGAAGCGTGCAAGGCACTTAGGGTCATCGCAACGGCTGGCAAGCTCCAAGACATAACCCATGTCCGACGTGGAACCCGCCCGGTTGCGTTCTTCTCTGAATGGCGCGGGACGGTGACGCCTATGAGCACGGCAGACGCCGGAGAGCGCGAAGTTCTTACCGCATGGGCGTAGACTTAATTCGCCCCGCCCAGCCCCCAACGGTTCGCCCGTGGGGGCTTCGGCGGTGCAAGCCGGCGCAGACTTTTCCGGCAGCGAAAGACGCAGGAGCACTCACGCCCAGAAGCGTTGTTGCGGAAGATGTGGCGCAAGGCTAGACTCCGGCTTGACTTTGGAGGTTGAGCTATGGCGTTGACAGCAGCAGACATCACCAACCTGGAAGACGCGATCGCCTCCGGTGTTCTGACCATATCGCAGAACGGCAAGACCCTGACCTATCGCAGCATTGACGAGATGCGCGCCGCACTGGCAATCGCAAAGCTCGAAGTCCTGGGCACGACGCAGCGCGATCGGCGCGTCACCCTTGCACGCTCAACTCGACGGAGGCGCTAGATGTCTACACCATGGCAGGCGCTGATCTCAAAGTTGGCACGCACTCCCCACGATCCGAACGCGACCCGACTGCCTGTGCCGGCGGTTGATCGCCCTATCGTTAAGCATGTGCGGAACTACTACACCGCAGCCGGCAAGGGCAGACTCAACTATGGGCAGCGCACTGTCGGCGTTGGACCTAACGCGGTCACGCAAGCAGACCTAGCCAACCTGCGCGCACGCAGCAGGGGCGCCAACCGTAACAGCGGCACAGCTCGCAAGGCGTGCCATGCGATGACCAACGCGCTGGTTGGCACAGGCATCCGCCCGCAGTCGGTGACGATGGACCGGGCGATTGATGACCGGGTGCGATCGTTGTGGGAACAGTGGGTACCTGTCGCAGATGCGGACGATCGCGGCAACGTGTATTGGCTGCAACGGCAAGCGGTCTCTGCGTGGATCGTCAGCGGCGAAGTCTTCTTGCGTCGTCGCAGTCGTGACATGAGCGACGGCGTTCGCGTGCCTGTCGAAGTGCAGGCTCTAGAGTCGGACATGGTGCCGCTCTATGACTTCTTTCCTGTTGGATCTGAGCAGAACGGCGAAGTCACAAACCAAGGGATCGTCTTTAGTTCAACGGGCAAGCGCTTGGATTATTTGATGTACCGCGCGCATCCAGGCGACAACACCGCAGCGTTCACGACCTTCAATGATGGGCAAGTCTTACGCATCCCCGCTCGCGACATCTCGCACGTATACGACGCAGAGCGACCGGGCCAAGTGCGCGGCCTGCCCTGGGGTGCGTCCGTTCTTGAGGACATGGTTGCGCTTGATGAGTACATGTACAACGAAGCAGTGCGGCAGGAGTCGCAGTCGAACTTCAGTGCGTTTATCATCGGCGCGGATCAAGAGGATAACCAAGGTCTTGGCACGGTCACTACCGACGAAAACGGAGACTACCTAGACACGATCACACCCGCGATGGTGCGGCATCTCGCGCCCGGTGAAGACATCAAGTTTGCAGTGCCGCAAGTCTCGCCGCAGCTTGATCAGTATTCCAAGGTGGTCTACCGCAAGATCGCGGCCGGCTGGGGTCTCACGTATGCACAGCTCACGGGCGACCTGACATCGGTGAATTTCAGCAGCGGGCGCATGGGCCATCTTGACGCAGCGGAGCAGCAAGCCAGCCTGCAAGCGCACATGGTGATCCCTCACGTCTGCCAACCGATGTGGGATTGGTTCATCGCGGGCGCCATCGCATCCGGCGCGCTACCAGATCGCGCGGGCGGTTATCCGGTGTCCTGGCATGCGCCCCGCCCGATCCCGATCGATCGCATGAAGGAACTGAACGCAGACGCCAAGGCGATCGAGTTGATGCAAGAACCCGTCAGCGCGCAGATCCGCCGCAACGGCAAAGACCCACGCCAAGTCTTCCGCGAGATCGCAGCAGAGCGAGAAGAACTCGAAGCGCTGGGCCTCACCACATCGGACGTGGCGATCAACGCTATGGGCGGCGGCGGCGACGATGATGCGGTTGAAGTTGACGACACAGAAGAGATCGCAGCCAACACCGACGCATCAGTAGCAGACACCGCACTGAACGGCGCACAGGTCGCACAGCTGTCGGACATCGTTGCTCAGGTCGGCGCAAGCCTGATGACCGAAGGCGCCGCACAGATACTGATTGAGCTGGCTTTTCCG